ATAAAAGACTGGCTGGAACAGGGCAACGTCATTGACGGGATGATTGCACTGAACCTGTTCGGGTGTTTCCGTCTGCCGAGCCGCATCTGCGACCTCAAGCAGCGCGGAATGAAAATCACAGACCGTTGGAAGGTCACCAAGACCGGCAAGCGGGTCAAAGAATATCTGCTGTCGGTATGAGCAAGAACGAAGACATTATCGGCAACCCTAAAAGCGAAGTACATAACTGCGACTGCATGGAGTATATGCGTGGACTGCCCGACAAGTGCTTTGACCTCGTTATTGCCGACCCACCGTATGGAATCGCCGCCGACGCACGACAGCAGAACCGTGCCGGCAAGCGACACGGCAACGCTGCTGCTGCATCTCGTGACTACGGCAACGCTGCGTCGTGGGACTTGCAACCGCCAACGCGAGATGTGTTTAATGAAATATTTCGTGTATCACGTCATCAAATCATTTTTGGTGCAAATCACTTTATCAGCCGAATGCCGATAGACGCAAGTTGTTGGATTGTGTGGGACAAAAACAACGGAAACAATGGATATGCTGATTGTGAACTCGCGTGGACATCTTTACCATCGGCAGTGCGTAAATTTCGTTACACTTGGCACGGGATGCTGCAAGAGGACATGAGCAACAAGGAAATCCGCATACACCCGACACAAAAGCCCGTTGCGCTCTATGGATGGCTGCTGAAAACATTCCTACCAAAAATAGGGGGGGGTAAGGTGTTCGACCCAATGATGGGTAGCCAGTCCAGCCGCATCGCTGCCTACAAACTTGGATATGATTATTGCGGTTGTGAACTCGACAAAGAATATTTCGATAAAGGTTGTGAACGATTTGAGAGGGAATGCCACGGCATCATTAAACTTGATGACGGCACAACGATAAAACAACTTAGTATATTTGACTGAATTATGACCAAACAAGACCTACAACCGACATGCCACTACGTCATCGGCATCGATCCCGACGTGGAGAAGAACGGCGTGGCCATCGTGGAGAAAGAGACCAAACACCTTGAATGCGCTGCGCTCACCATCGGTGACACGCTAGACTACCTGCAATGGGTGGAAAAGCGTGCCGCCGAGAGCGGTGCATCCGTCAAGGTCTATGTCGAGGCAGGGTGGATGTGCCGCACGAACTGGCACCTTACCAAGTGGGACAACCGTGGCCAGGTCGTGGCCAAGGGGGTGAGCCAGGGCCGCAACGAACAGGTCAGCAAGACCATCGGCGAGATGTGCGGGCACTACGGCCTCGACTGGATGCACGTCAAGCCGCTGCGCAAATGCTGGAAAGGCCCTGATCGTAAAATCACCCATGCCGAGTTGTGTGCCGTCACCGGCTTGGTCTATGGACGAACAAACCAAGAAATGCGTGATGCGGCACTTATCGCATGGGTGGAGGCAGGGTTGCCTGTGAGGATATGGAAACGATGACAGCAGACAACATCATCAAACAGGTGGCCGACCTCTACGGCGTGTCGGCGGAGGATGTACTCAGCCGCAAACGTGACCGCATCTTTGCCGACTGCCGCACCGTCATCTGCTATGTGCTGTGTGTAGGCATGGAACTGCCAACCATCCGTGTCGGTGCGCTGTTGAACCGTACACACGTCACGGTGCTGTACCACATCGCCAAGGGCAGGGACTGGCTACGGATGCCGATGCTCAACAACAGGGGCGCAGCGGTCATCGGTTACATGATGGCGATGCTGCGCCAAAAAAGCGCATAGACGCGTCGTGACGGCTTTTCTTTGCCGAGATATATAGTTTATCATCTTTGCAGAGAAATGCCGTCAGACGCAAAATTTCACGAAAATAACTAAGTTTTTCGTGTAAATCACGAAAAATGACTATATTTGCGGTGAGAAATTAAATCATATAGTAACCAAAGGGAACGGCAGCGAGCCGTGGAAGAACCCGCCAGTCGTGTACTGGCACCGTGTATTTATCCGCTTTGTGAAATGTGGATAAGTGGACGTTAAAGGAATATCGATAAAAGTTGATTATCGGGTGGCTTCGGCCACCCCCACATGGGGCGAAAGGTGATTGCCGGGAGGCAGGTGCGACAAGTGGGATTTTTTCATGTATTTTGGTTCATAGTTTATCAGCAGGGTTCGATTCCCTGCCGCCCCGCCAAGACAAAGTAACGAGATATGGAGAACATTCAAGAAATAAAGATTTCCAAGCTGGAGGTGAACAAGGGACAGGTCGAAGGTCTGCCCAAGAACCCCCGCTTTATCCGTGACGAGAGGTACAAGGCACTGGTCAAGTCCATCGAGGATGCGCCCGAGATGCTGAAACTGCGTGAACTGCTGGTGGTTGAACACGGCAGCAAGTTTGTTGTCATCGGTGGCAATATGCGTCTGCGTGCCTGTAAGGAGTTGGGCATGGAGACCGTTCCCTGCAAGGTGTTGCCCGCCGACACACCAGTCGCCAAGCTGCGTGAGTATGCCATCAAGGACAACAACGGATTTGGCGAGGACGATTGGGACGTGTTGGCCAACGAGTGGGATGCCGAGGAACTGCAAGAATGGGGCATGGAGTTGCCGATGGATTGGGTGAGCCCTGATGAGTTCGGGGATGAAATCTCGTTGCCCGATGGAGAGCAGACGTTCAAGACCATGACGTTCATGTTGGCACCCGAACAGGCAGATGCGATTGAGAGTGCATTGAAAATTGTTGATGATGCCGAGAGTTTTGGTAACACAAATTCCAACGGCAATAAATTGTACAACATCGTTTCGCAATGGGAAGGTGCAAGGAAATAATCGTCAAGGTTATCCCCGCAAAGATAGCGACTCCGTTTGTAAAGGCACACCATTATTCGGGTAAGGTTGTCAACAATTCGCAGTTGCATTTTGGTGCTTTTCTTGACGGGAAACTGCACGGTGTTATGTCTTTCGGCCCGTCAATGGATAAGCGCAAAGTAATTGGTCTTGTTGATGGGACACCGTGGAATGGCTTCCTTGAACTGAACCGAATGGCATTTGATGATTACCTGCCCCGTAATAGCGAAAGTTATTGCATCGGTTATGCCCTGCGACAAATCAAGAAACAGGCGCCGCATATCAAGTGGGTTGTTTCATTTGCAGATGGTACACAATGCGGTGACGGCACGATTTATCGGGCATCCAATTTCGTACTGACTGGCATCAACCCAAACAAGACCATCATACTCATGCCCGACGGCTCGACTGTTGCAGGTTTAACGTTAGATCTGCAACAGTCGAGCACCAAGGCAAGGTATGACCGAATGTGCGGGCTTGACCCCACGAAACGATACACTCGTAACGATTACATCCGAGGGGGGGGTAAGCTGATGCAAGGTTATATGTTGCGATATATCTATTTCCTTGACCCGAAGTGGCGCAAGCGGTTGACCGTCCCAATCATTCCGTTTAGCGAGATAGACAAACGGGGCGCAGGGATGTACAAGGGTGAGAACGTGACCCGCCAAGAAAGGCACGAAATCAAAACGCCCGAACAACTTGAACGAGAACAACAAAAAGCAGAAAGGATTGAAACGTGAGCAACTTGAAAAATACGGAAGGTACTCAGTTTCAAAGCGGTTTGGAAGCGGCTGAGCATGGGCGCAATGGCGGCAAGGCAAGCGGACGTTCCCGCCGCCGCAAGCGTCAGTTCCGTGACGAACTGGAGATGCTGCTGCCGCTGACCGACAAGGGCAAGGACGGACAACCCATCATCAACCCGCTCACTGGCCGCAAGCAGACCGTCCAGCAGTCCATCACGATGCAGTTATTGCTCAAGGCACGCAAGGGCGATGTCAAGGCGGCAAAACTCATACTCGACACGCTGGGCGAACTGGTGCTGAAAGAGGAACACAAACACGAGGGCGAGGTCACGATCAAGTTAGTCGAAACAGGTTACACACCCGCATCAAGCGAGGAAGAGATACTGAAACGTGAAGGCATAAACGATGGAACTGTTTGAGTGCAATAGCGAACTCTACAAGGCGAACTGCGACCCCAATGTGCGGGTCTATGTGAACCAGGGCGGGACGAGCAGCGGCAAGACGTACTGCATTATGCAGCGGCTTATCGCCATCGCCCTGACCGAGCCTTATTCCATCATCACCGTGGTAGGTCAAGACCTGCCGAACCTCAAAGTCGGTGCCATGCGTGACCTCAAGACGATGCTGCAAAAGTCGCAGTTCCTTGCCGACCAGTTCAGCGAGAACCGCAGCGACTTGACATTCACGTCACCCAACGGCAGCATCATCGAGTTCAAGTCCTACGATGACGAACAGGATGCAAAGAGCGGTAAACGTGATTACCTGTTCGTGAACGAGGCCAACGGCATCACCTACGGCATCTACTGGCAACT